CAGACGATAGGACAATTCCCACTCACGACCCATGTAGCAGAAGACGCCGATGAGGAAGTGGAAGACTACGAGTTGGTAAGGACCACCGTTATACAACCATTCATCGAGAGAGGCTGCTTCCCAGATGGGATAGAAGTGGAGACCGATAGCATTGGAACTAGGGACAACAGCACCAGAGATGATGTTGTTACCATACATGAGTGAACCAGCAACTGGTTCGCGAATACCGTCAATATCGACGGGGGGTGCTGCGACGAAAGCAGTGATGAAACATACTGTTGCTGCCAGCAGCGTCGGAATCATCAGGACACCGAACCAACCGACGTACAGACGGTTATTGGTGCTTGTGACCCATTCGCAGAATGATTCCCAGGTGGAAATACCACCGCGATTTGAAAGAGTTGAACTTGCCATTGTAATTGAACGTAAAGTAAGACCATCAGGGAAATGGTGGAGTTACTATTCCTGCCTCACCCTTAGAGGAAGGTATGAGAGACTGTTATTTAATGACGCTGTTTAGTCTCGGTAAGGCGTCAAGAGCATGTTACGTTTCGTAACCTGACTATGTATTTATAATACGGGAAACCTCACTCCTTGTCAACCCCTTGCTCCTCGGCATAGACCAGATCATCTTCTGGTCTAGTCTGTCCTGTCTCATGGCAGTAGGACAGGTATGCCTCATGGACATCCGTGAAGGCACGAGGATCAGCATGACTGCCTTCATACTTTTTGAGCATACCCTCGCAGGCACCGCTCGAAGTGAAGTCGTGACAGAATGCATAGACAGTCCTGTCTACCTGCACTCCCTTCATGATAAGAGCAGCCAAACAAAAGCGCCTGTCATCCAGGCGCTCAGGGTTGTATCTCCAATCTTCATTCATAGTGATACACAACGTAGTTCTTTTTTCATTGTAGCATGGGTTTCGCACATTGCATGGCAGAGATGCATGTAGAAGTCTGCCTTGTGTTTGGTGAGGTTGGTGTAGTGGACCAGTCTGATCCACTTTCCATCGAGATTAAATTCCAGTGCGTACCTTTCCATTATCCGTGCGTAGTTCGCACAGATATTTAGATCACCAGATGCCTGGGATCAGCTGACCAGTGGTGGCATAGGATCCGATTGCTGCAATCACTCCGAGCATTGCTGCCCAACCATTGATGCGTTCTGCTTGTTCTGTCATTGGTTTTCCTCCAACCATTTGAGTACGTTTTCGGGGGTGCTGATTTCATAAGGATCGGCAGGACAGTTACCCATCTTACCAGGTTCCTCAAACAACTGCTCAATTACTCCATCGTTTACAACCATAGCATAACGCCAGGATCGGAAACCGAATCCAAGGTTTGCTTTGCTGACTGACATGCCCATGGCATAGGTGAACTCACCACTACCATCAGGAATGTACTTTACATTCTTGATCTTTTGATCTTGGAACCATGCATCCATTACAAAAGCATCATTCACAGAGAGGCAGAAGACATCATCCACATACTTAACGAACTCAGGATACAGTTCTTCGTATCCAGGAAGTTGCTTACTGCTACATGTCGGAGTAAAAGCACCAGGCAATGAGAAGACTACGACACGCTTGCCGTGAAACAATTTGTCGTAGGGTACATCAACCCAAGAACCGCCGTGGCGATACTTGAAAGTTACGTCAGGTACTAGTTGATTCATGATGTAGTTTCAGTTCAGGATTTGCTTGGGAAGGAACAGTAGGATTTCGTGAACGATTCTTGATCACGATGAAGGCGTCTTTGTTATACTTGCGAGTACCTTTGACAGGTGCCCACTTAGTACCAGCACCATCGATCTCATAAACCGAGGTGCCACCAATCTCAATGTGAATGTCATCGCTAGATACATCCCATCCAAGAACGGTGAGAGTTTCAGCGAGTCCTTCCTGTGTAAGTCGTGTCATCAGATTCCGAATGCTCCGAAGAAGAATAGGCTACCAGTGGTGGCATAAGACACCACGGCAGCAACGAATCCAAGCATGGCAGTACGACCATTGAGTTTCTCTGCCCGTTCTGCATAGGTCTCATAACCATAACGCTCAGCGTCAGTCTTAGAGACATACATCTGGGGTTCGCGGGCGAACATGTTGTTCTGACCGTGCTCGTTAGTTGTGACTGTCATGATTGTTAAGAAATGCAACACTTACTAACTATATAGTAAATGTTAAATTTTGTCAACTGAATGTGATGACATCCTGACCTGCGCCACCAGGCAGAGGAACTTCTCCTGCTGCAACGACGCCAAAGTCCAGTCCCTCTGAGGGGGAGTTCAGGTACTCATAGGAAGGAGGTTCTGCCTTGGGAGCAGGCAGTGCCTCATAGATTGCCAACCAACCCAGGTATGCTCGCCACACCTCAGTCAAGGTGCCACGGTTGAACTCAGGGTCATCAAGTGCTGCTTTGAGAGCAGACCGCATAGAGAATACAGCAGTCTCAAACTCAACTTTTACATTACGTGTCATCGGTCAGTGTCGCGTGAAGAAACTTCGTCTTTAATATAGCATGGAACACCAGCAGGATCAAGCCATTTGGTGTACTCGAAATCGTCCATGGCAGTGTCTAACTGCATGGCGTTGTCGCAGAGGTACATGTCCCTGTACTTTCCAGTGTATTCGTCTGCTTTCTGGATGCGATAGTCAGGTGTACCGTTGTCAAGGATGCCTGCTTCCACGTAACGATAAGGGAAGCGGGTCAGGAGGACGATGGGTTTCATGTATCGGTGAGATAACCTAGGCATATGGTAGCAGGTTAAAGGAAATGATACCACCCTGTTGCGATTAGTTTATCTGATGTGTCTGATTTGCGACCCCTATGATGATAGGTCCAGTCTGCTGGCCAGATTACTGTCAGTCCTTTCTCGGCAGGGATATAGAGGTCTTGGTGGAACCACTCGGTCCCTCCATCAGGTACACTATTTAGATATGTCATCCAAACCATGTGCCTGTATGTGTTGGATCGACTACTTGACTGGCGTTCACAATGCCACATGTGATACCCACCACCAGGTTTGTAGTATTGAAGATTGAAGAACTCTTCCATCTTCCAAACGTTTGTCTTAGCACAAAGAGGGAAGCGGTCCACATAATTATTCATTACACGGTTCACTTCCCCAGTGAAGTCACGAACCCTAGGATCAGTGATTCCAATGAAGACAGGATTGTCCATGGAATCTTTGATCTCAGGGTTTACCATTCCACCACCATTGTCGTCAATGGTTTCCCCAGGCCATTTCTCAAAGATTGTTTGAGTATGATAAAAATCAGTAATGCCGTCAACAATGCCCTCGTCAATCTTCTCTGTATAGATAAAATCGGTTCTGGGATATGCTACTCGACCGTCGTAGAATATTGGCTCTGGGTTTAGTTTCATTATGCAAGAACGTTGTCTGCGACTAGGTGATCAATAAGGTAGGCATAATCTTCTTCGATATCTACTCCCCAGAACCTGACTCCTTTATCTTCATAAAAGCGGCAGACTTGTGAGAAGAGAGATGGATACTGTACTTCCAACTGGATGTTTCCGTTGGCAGTGTCCCGAAGAATTTGCAGACTGTCTGCAAACTTAGATTGGATCGTCATGATCGCCTCCTATTCTACTGTTGGTCGGGCAGGTGCCCGAGTGGGAGATACTGGGATCGAACCAGTGACTTATTGCTTGTAAGGCAACCACTCTACCGCTGAGTTAATCTCCCGAACGATCCAGGTAGGACTCGAACCTACGACCGACTGCTTAGAAGGCAGTTGCTCTATTCCACTGAGCTACTGGACCAGGAGACTCAACGCCAGGCGGGACCTTGTACCCATCCAACGAGAGAATATCGTGTGCCGTCCTCTACTGGGGCGACTCTATGGTAATCATCTGAGTGAAAGAAAATCATCTGACCTGTTTTCATTTCGATTGGTTGATTGATAAGGTGAAAGTAACCACCTTGGAAGTCCTCGTTTAGCAGGAGAGTGAAAGAAATCTTACGAACCTTTTCACCTTTTCTCTTGTTGCGGGACCATTCACTTTCATCTTGGTGCCAGTCATAACTGTTTCCTTTCTCATACTTGGTGAGTTGCAGTGGTTCTACGAAGTCAATATCGAAGAACCACTTTGCTGCCTCGTTTACTCTTGATGCGTATGACAAAATAAGATCATAGAGAGTCTGATCTTCTACGAAGGATACCTCGCAGTCTCGGACGTTCTCGATCTCAGTGTGCTCAAAGTTCTGATAGCGTTGGAGGATAGATTTGATCTCATCGAACTCTTCATCGTTCAGATCAACAGTAACATAACGATCACGATAGTTCATAGATGGATTTAATCTTCTCATTAACAGCGTGTGCCTGTACTTCGGCACCGTCCTCCAAGTGTTCATGGAGTTCATCGATCAAAACTTCTAGCAAAGAGAAGTCTTCCAGATAGTCTTCCATGGGTCGCTCAATGTTTCAGAACTCATATAATATATAGCAGCGTCAGTCCCGTGTCAAGGGTTCTTGTTGCACCTGCACTCGTGGCACAACCTTGTGTGGGATCATCTCCTTACCCATCACGTTGAAGGAAATGATAGTCCTAGGAACGTCTGTGAAGTTAGGTTCTTGCAGATGTGCCAGGTAGGAAGGGAAGAATACAATGTCACCTTCCTCAACATCAGGGATGAAGTCAATGACTTCTCCATTGATGAAGTTTGTAAACGGAGCGATGAAGGTTGTACCTTTGTGTACCGAGGGATCGAACTGCACATACAGCACAGCAGTAACACCCACTGGACCATGGTTGTGGACGCCATGGAACTTACCATTGGCAGTGGTCTGGTGCCACATCGCAACAACCCTCTGCATATCCAGTCCAGTCTCGTCTGCCATCTGATCTAGGATCGGAGCACAGGCATCCATCACGTCCCAATAGTATTTGGGCATTGCTTTGTTAGCAACGAGGTCATGGTAATCAGTGTCCATCTCATGGAGAGACACCCGACCATTGGTAATGATTGCCTGAGGACTATTCTCGTCGCACTGAGCGAGGATTTTGTCACGCCATACGTCCCAGTTAGGTACTCTAAATTTCTCGATCGGGATTGTGAACATGTTTAATAAACCATTCAGCATCAACAACAGCAAGAGGTTTCTTTCCATTCTTCTTCATGAAGAGGATGGGAGTGTGGTCTCCTGCATTAGCACACGCTTGATCGTATGCATCGTAGACATTTAATTTCTCTACGTTCTTACACTCTATACTAAATGGGAACTTCTGTCTAGCATCTCTTGCCATGATCAGATCTTCACCACCAGCACCCATAGATCTTGATTCAATATCCTCACGGTGGATACCTCTATGCTCAATGAGCATATCTCTGACCCATTGTTGGAACCTACGTCCCTTCGCTTTTGCGCTTTGCGGCTTCATACTCTTTATTCTTTTTGAAGTATACCTTGTACCAGCGATTGGCTGCTGCACGTATATACTTATAATCCTCGTGCTCGTCACCTACCAGAGCACCAAGTATTTGACAGGACCCCTCCATCTCTGAGAGTAATCTCAGGATGGAAACAGGGTCCTCAGGATCAACATTCCACTGTGGTCTAATCGGCATACCCGTCGTCGTCATCCTCCAACTGATAACCAAGTCTAGTACGTGGTTCGTATGGAGTTGTGTATGAATCTGGATTCTCCTTGATGGCGTCTTCGAGAGACTGTGCCAGGAGTTTCAGGTTATGTGCGATTAGTTTTACCTTATCATAGTTCATATGCTTTCTCCACTTGTGCCCAGTCTTTCTCAAACTGTGCGAGACCTTCTCTGGTGAGAAC